GCACGACACGGTCTACGGTGTGACATGCTGGCTCTATGAGCGGCGCACGCCGGGCGGGGCCTACTCGTCCTCGATCTCCTGCGTGTCCGACGGGCTTCTGCGTCCTGGCGGTGAGCGCGTACCCGTGCGGCTTCTCCCGTAGTAACTTCTTCCTTGTGCTTGGTCTGCACGCGGAGAGTTCATGACTGACAAGCAGAAGACAGAGACGTGGACGTACCTCGAGGGTCTGATGCTCGGGGTCATCCTGTTTCACGCGGTGCAGCCGCTCGCGGTGGCGACCAAGCTCCTTGTCTACACCGATAAGATCTGGGTCAGCTTTGCTGGCGGCATCTTGTACTTTGCCGTGTGGGAAGGCCTGTGCCACAGAACACGTTGGTCTTTGTGGGGTACAATCATTGGACCCTGCGTTGGTTTGACGGCTGTGCTGCTCGGTTGGCTTCTGGGTGCTCTTCATATCATCTCGTTGACGATCCGCCCTGACGTCTTCCAGTTGTCCGCCGGCGTGTTGCAGGTCGTCGCGCTCGTGAACGCGATTCGTCTTCTGAAGGCGAGGGTCTGATGCGCTTGCTCTTGGCCGTTCTGTGGCGCCTCGCACGGCGACTCCTCGCCTACCTCTGGGAAATCATCTCGCGCTGAAAGGTTGATCATGTCCTACCTTCAGAAGCGCTGGACGACCGTTCGTGACGGTCGGGACCGACGCGCACACACGCCTCTCCTTGTGTTCCACACAACGGGCAGTGGCAAGGTTGTGGAGGGCCTCGACAAGGGGCGGGACCCAAACCTGTTCCTTCCTGATTATTACGACGAGCCGGGCGCGGATGGACCGCACGAGTGCATCACTTACGAAGGCTTCGCGGCCTTGGTTCCAGGTGCGGACCACGCAGATGCAGATGCGTGGGTGATCCGAGAAGAGGAAGACTTCGCACCGCACGCTGGTATCGGGATGTCGGCGATCGAGCTCTATCGCAAGGGTTTCGACGTTTGGTCGAAGTACACGTGGGACGCAAAGAATAAGACGCTCGTCCCGCATAGCACTACGTTGGAGCGGTACCAGACGTGGCGGAAACGCTTTCCCAACCTGCAATCCCCGCTCGATCTACTGCCCAAGGGTGTCGTGAACCCGAACGAGTGCAGTTACAGTTGGGAGATGATCCAGCCTGTGGCGAAGAAGCCTGGCGGTGGTTGGAAGACCGTTGGCTTCACGCCGCGCATGCATGACGTCGCGGCTTGGCGCGCGATGGAGCGCGTCTCGCACTATCATCTACCGCGCGATCTCGAGGCGCTCCACCTGCAAATCGTTGGGCATGAGGACTTGCATCCAATCGTTCGGACAGACGATTGGGGTCCGTGGGACCCCGGTGCCGGCCCCCGAAAGCTCTGGGATTGGGACCTGTTCTTTGCGCGCCTCGCGTACTGGATGCAGGTTCCGTCAACACACCCGGCAAGCGATCCATCCTGGCGGCCTTGATCATGGAACAGAAGATCCTTTTCAGTTGCTTCAAGCACATCGGTCCGTGCGCAGACTGTGGTGTGCCTACGATCTGCCTGCGCGCGAAGGACCACACGGGCAACTGCGTTCCGATCTGCCCGCGGAAGAAGTACGCGAACATGGATCCCGTTGGACCGTACGATGAGGATCTCGTTTTCCCGCTCGCTCCGTACGCGCGGATGCATCGCTACGGACAGAATTGATGTTGTGATCGATCTGCGGGTCTGTTAGACCGAGATCAATCTTCACGACTTCCGTCGACCCGAGGAAAATCATGACGTGGCACGATGACGCGCCGTTCCGGCTGGATGACAGCTTCATTGCGCGGTACGCGGGTAAGCAACCGCTCTGGGGACCGATCGGTTACGTGACTTACAAGAGGACGTACGCGCGCAGTCGGGACAGTGTACCGGAGCGAATCATCGATCTCGGGCAACGCTTTGGTGTTTGGGATCTCGGTGGAGCTAGCGGAGCCGCGTCAGAGGAGTTCTGGTTGACGCTTGTCCGCGTAACGGAAGGTACGTACAGAATCCAGCAACAGCACTGTATCAAGCATCGCTTGCCTTGGAGCAATGAGAGGGCGCAGCGGTCGGCGCATGATTTCTTCGACCGTATGTGGACGTTCAAGTGGCTGCCGCCGGGTCGCGGGCTCTGGATGATGGGAACGGATTATGTTGATCGTTGCGGTGGGGCCGCGCTTAACAACTGCGCGTTTGCGTCCACGGATCGACTCGACATCCTGTTCTCGGCGCCGTTCACGTTTTTGATGGACATGTCCATGCTCGGTGTCGGTGTGGGAGGGGACACCAAGGGCGCGGGCAGTGTCCGTATTCAGATGCCAGCGACCGACGTAGAACCTTACGTTGTCGCGGACTCTCGTGAGGGTTGGGTCGAGCTTGTGCGCCGTACCCTAGATGCCTATGTCGGCGTCGGCGCGTTACCTGTAAACGTCGATTACTCTCAGATCCGGCCGATTGGCAGCCCGATCAAGGGTTTTGGCGGGACAGCTGCAGGGGCTAGTCCACTACTGGAACTGTACAACACGATCCGCGACATCTTGGGTCCATTGGTCGGTCGGAAGATCACATCGACTGCGATCGTCGATCTTTTCAACGTCATCGGGCGCTGTGTTGTTGCCGGGAACATTCGGCGTAGCGCTGAGATTATGTTCGGGGAGCCTGGTGACTCCGTGTTCTTGAAGTTGAAAGACCCAACGCAGATCAGCGCCCTCGAAGAACAGCATCGCCAAGCTGTTGCCGCGGGCGTGCGTGCTGAGGTGAGTGCTGCCATCGCAGCGCGCATCGCAGCACATCCACTGAAGGCGTGGCGCTGGGCTTCAAACAACACGCAACTTGCTGTTGTCGGTATGGACTACGCGGAACCGGCCGAACTGACTGCAAAGAACGGGGAGCCTGGGTACATGTGGCTCGAGAATGCGCGTGCGTACGGGCGGATGACCGATCCGCCCAATAACCGCGATCACCGTGCCGCTGGCGGTAACCCTTGTGTCCCAGCCGGAACGCTAGTGCTGACCCGTGAAGGATACCGCTCGATCGAGAACCTAGTCGGGATGCGCGTTCAAATTTGGAATGGCGCCCAGTGGTCATACGTCGAGCCGCGCGTCACCGGGCGTAACGAACGAATGGTCCGTGTTCGGCTCTCCGACGGGACGAGCCTCACCTGCACTGAGTATCACGAATGGCTGACGACCGAGGGGCGCAGGCGTGCCGTCGACCTGATGCCTGGCGATGCGCTGGAGAAGGTGTCGATGCCGCTCGTCGAGTCCGGAGTACCGTTCACGCACGCTTACACGCACGGGTTCTTCTGCGGGGACGGCCAGGTCTCTGAAAGCGGATCGAAAGGTGCGCTCCTCTGCGGCGAGAAGATGCGACTCGTTGAGCATTTGGAGGGACAGACGACGGGCGAGGTCGACGAGTATGGACGTCTCTGGTTCGGCATGCCGCGGACCATGGCCGAGAAGTTCGTCGTGCCGCTGGACGCAACGGTGTGTGACCGGATTGCGTGGTTCGCGGGTCTGCTCGACGCTGACGGTTGCGTCGTCCGCAACCTCCACAGTGTCGGACTCCAGATGACGAGCGTGAATCTGGATTTCCTGCTCCGAGTGCGTCTGATGCTTACGACGCTCGGGGTACAGGCGAAGGTAACATCCCGCGACGGGAGCGCCTGGACGCGGGAGATGCCAGACGGTCGCGGCGGGGTGAAGAGCTACGAACGCCAACAGCTATACCTCCTGTCGGTCAATGCGACGGACACTTACAACCTGCGCAGGATGGGACTAGCGACCCGGCGACTCGATGTCCCGCTTGCAAAGCCGCAACGAGATGCTCGGCGATTCGTCACCGTCGAGGAAATCGACCGCCTGGGCTTTGCCGATGTCGTCTACTGTTTCAACGAGCCATTTCGGCACGCCGGCTGTTTCGACGGGATCGTGACTGGGCAATGCCTGGAGCAGACGCTCGAGTCATTCGAAACTTGCTGTTTGGTTGAGACGTTTCCCTCACTTCATGATTCCTATCAGGACTACGAACGCACGCTGAAGAAAGCGTATATGTACGCTAAGACGGTCACGCTTGTGCCAACGCACGACGAACGCACGAACGCCGTCATGCTGCGGAATCGACGGATCGGTTGCTCGATGTCCGGCATTGTTCAAGCCATGAATCGGCACGGGCGTCGTTCATTCTTGAAGGACTGGTGCAATCGTGGATATGCGTACCTGACCGAACTCGACAACATGTACTCCGATTGGTTGTGCGTGCCGCACTCTATCAAGATCACCAGCGTGAAACCGTCGGGTACCGTCAGCTTGCTGCCGGGTGTAACACCAGGCATCCACTTTCCGCACGACGCGTACTACTTCCGGGTCATCCGATTCGACACAGCGTCGCCCCTCGTTCGAATCTTGCGGGCCGCTGGTTACCGTTGTGAGGAGATCGATCCCCGCAAGGAACCGAACACGACGGCGGTGTATTTCGCCGTCGCCGAACCGTTCTTTGCGCGCGGGAAACGGGACGTCTCCATGTGGGAACAGTTGGAGATGGCTGCGCAGATGCAAGCGTACTGGGCAGACAACCAAGTCAGTTGCACGGTCACGTTTCAAGCGCACGAAGCCAAGGACATCAAGCACGCACTGGAACTATACGAGACGCGCCTCAAGGGGATTTCCTTCTTGCCCTTCATGGATGAAGCCGACCAATACAAGAGTCGCGGTTTTGAGCACGTGCCGTATCAGGCAATCGACCGCGTTACCTATGAAGACTACGTCGCCAAGTTGCAGCCGCTTGATTTGAACTCTGTCCGCGCAGAGGTCGTGGATAAGTTCTGCGATGGACCGATCTGTGACCTGCCGCAAAAGGCCGGAATCACATCCTGAGTTAGTTCAAAGCAGGTTGCGCCAAAGGCCCCGAACTGGCACACTCGGCGCATGAAGCTTCGCTTTCCGGCCTTTGTTCTTCTCCTCAGCCTTGGGATCTTCTCGGCGTTCGCCGTTCCCGCCCTTGTGTGGGCCGGCGCCCCGGGGCAGGACGACTTCACGGCGGAAATGGATGACGCGTCCGTTCCGTTGCCCCGTGATGCAGTGGTCGTCAACACCGCCACGGGCGAGCCGTTCGCGCCTGCGATGACGGTGAATCTCGATCCGCCGAATGCGCCCGAGATCACCATGGGTTGGGCGCTCGACATCATCAAGCAGATCTTGAAGGCCTTCAACGAGGGCAACTACAGCTGGGCCGCCGGCGCGCTCATGCTCTTCGGCCTTGCGTTGCTGCGGCGCTTCTGGTCGTTCATCCCGAATGATTACAGGGTCTACTTTGTCAGCGGCGCAGGTGTCGTCGCTTCCATCTCAACGGGACTGATGTCCGGGGCCTCGGTGCTGCACAGCTTGTACATGGGTGTGACGGCTGCGGCCTTCGCGTCGCTCTTCTGGGCTTGCCTGAAGCCTCTGCGAAAGAAGTTCCCCGCGCTGGACAAGTTCCTGACAACCTCCTGGCCTTTCAAGGCCAAGGAAGCCTAGACCGAACACAAGGAAGAAAGACACCACTTCTTCCTTGTGTTTGAGTCCCGGGCTACAATGACGGGCGATGCCAATCAAGAGCACTAAGGTTCGCATGGGGAATCGTACCGCCTTCGTCAAGGCGCACATCATTGCGCGGGCGGAGCCCTCGGCCCAGGTTCCGGACAAGCAGCACGAGGGGCTTCCTTGGCTGGAGCCGCCGTTCGATCCTTCGTCGCTCGCTAAGACGTACGAGAACTCCTCTCTGCTGCGGCCGAACATCAGCGCCTACACGACGAACATCCACTCGCTCGGGCATCGTTTCGAGCCTGTGATTGATCTGAACGCACCTGACGCGGAGACGCTCGTCGCGGATGCGTTGTTCCTCGATCGCGTCACCGAGGCGGAGGATGCGGGGACCGACCCGAAGTTGGTGCAGGATCCAACACCGGAGGAAGTGAAGACGCGGCTCGAGGAACTGAAGCGCGCTGCGCGAGTCGAGCTCAGCAGGCTCAAGTTGTTCTTTGACTACTGTTGCCCTGGCACCACGTTCACACGCTTCCGGCGAGAGCACAGCGAGACACAAGAGGTTCTCGGCAACTCGTATTGGGAGGTCATTCGGTCCAAGGACGGTAAGCCCGCGCGCTTCGTATTGGCGCCTGGCGTTTGGATGCGCGCAACTAAACAGGACGGCGAGTACACGCCCGTCGATGTAGAGATTGCTGTCTCGCCGTTCCGTACCAAGAAGGTGGAGCAACATCTTCTCTTCCGGCGATACATGCAGCTTGACGACATGACCGCGCAGCCTGTGGTGTGGTTCAAGGAGTTCGGGGATCCGCGTGTCATCTCGCGCAGCACGGGCGAAGTCTACACAGATGAAGTGGCGATGCGGGAGAAGGAGTCGAACGCCAAGCCCGCGACGGAGATCTTGCACTTCAAGATCCACTCCGTGCGTGACAGTGCGTACGGTATCCCGCGCTTCGCGGCGGCGATGCCTGCGGTTCTCGGCTCGCGCGAGAACGAAGAGGTCAACCTCGCCTACTTCGAGAACAAGAGCGTGCCTCCCCTTGCGTTGCTCGTGAATGGTGGGCGCTTGGGCAAGAGCGCGATGACCAAGCTCGAGGACTTCTTCGAAGAGAACCTCAAGGGCAAGAAGAACTTCCATCGCATCCTCATCTTGGAGGCGGAGCCGTCGAAGGGTCTCGGTAACGGGCCGTCCGCTGTCCCGAAGATTGCGTTCGAGCGCCTGCGTGATCAACAGCAGCAGGACGCGCTATTTCAGGTCTACGATGAGCGGAACGAGACCAAGGTTGGGTCGCAGTATCGCATGCCCCGGATCCTGCGTGGCGATGATCGCAACATCAATCGTTCGACAGTGTTCGGGTCTATCCGTCTTGCCGAGGATCAGGTTTTCGAGCCTGAGCGGAATGACTTCGACGCTGTCATCAACGTGAAGTTGCTCAGCGCGCTCGGTGTGCGCTTCTGGCGCTTCCGTTCGAACGCGCCGGTCACACGCGATCCGGAGATTCTTGGCGCGATCGTATCCGACATGGTGCGCTTCGGAATTCTCACGCCGGCGGAGGCGCGCGAACTGGCGAAGGACATCTTCTCGAAGGACTTTGCGACCATCGACGCGCAGTGGATGCACCAACCGTTGATGCTCACGCTGGCCTTGGTCAAGAACGGCATGGCACCCGAGGCTGTGTTGGGCGCTTCCAGCACGAAGGACGCGCTTGCGGCTCGTGCGCAGGAGCAGGCACCAGCGCCGACGGCCGGGAACGGCGCGAACGGTGCCGTCGTACCTGCGCCTGCCAACGCACCGAAAATTCAAGAAGGAGAGGCTTGATGGCGGACTTCGGCGCTTTCGCCCAACTGATCACGAATCCAGACGACCTGAAGCGCGTGGCGATTCACGCGGAGCGTGTGCTGTGGCAGTCGTTCTTGGTGGATCGGCAACGCGAGACAGGGAAGCCTTTTGCGTGGCCGCCGTCGGAAAGGGCCATCGACTACCGCTTTCAGATCTACGCGAAGTGGTTCCGCATCTTCTACGGCGACCTCAAGTACGTCTTGCAGAAGACGCTGGACTTGCTGCCTTGGGTCCTGCGGCGAGAGATCGACGGTCTTCCGATCGAGTTGCCCAGCGACGGTGTGTGGCCCGCGCCGATGGAAGCGGAATTCTTGATGCCCGAGGAACGCCAGGCGGCCAGGATCGTGAAGAAATAGCCACTATGGCCAATATCAAGGACGTCCTTGATCGAGCCCGCTCTGTCCTGAAGGGAATCGGAGTCCCGGAGATCCGTCTGCCTGCGCCTCTCGTCGAGCTCGTGCAGATCGGCAGCGTCACGCACATCATTCTAGGCGCGCCCCTCGAGGCCGGTGAGTATCGCCTCGTCGACGGCCAAAAAGATCTGCGTGTTGAATTGGAGAAGGGGGAGGAGTGTAGCGCGTCTGGGTCTGACGCGCGCTACCCGCAACACTACGTCTCGACGGAGCTTCGCAAGAAGTTGTTCCCGCGTGCCGCGAAGGTGTACCTACACAAGGTCGCCGCGATGGAAGCACCATCTAATGATGGTGGTACCACGCCGGTGCTAAAACCTGTTGGCCCGTGGGGTTCCTTCAACGAATGCGTCCTCGCCATGCAGGGACGAGGATACAGCGAGCAGGTTGCGCGACGCATCTGCGGCTCGATGGAAGCGCAGGCCAAGAAGCAGGAAGAGGTCGAGAAGAAGGATCGTGGCGAAGACCCGGGTGTGATGGTCGGCTTGTTCCTGCCGGGTGAGGTTGCGAAAGCCCTCGCTGTCGAGGACGGGGAGGCACCAGACGAACTCCACGTCACGATGGCGTACCTCGGGCGTCAGTCCGAAATTCCAAACCTCGCTGGCATCGACGCAGTCTTGGAGAAGGTGGCGGCGGAAAGCGCTCCCTTGACGGGGGAGCTTTCGGGCAGCGGTCGGTTCGAGGCCTCTGAGTCGTCCGATGGTAAGGACGTTCTCTTCAAGACGGTCGACGTGCCCGGCCTCGCCGAACTGCGCGTGCGTGTGGTCGAGGCGTTGAAGAGCGCGGGATACCCTGTCAATGAGAAGCACGGGTTCACGCCTCACGTGACCCTGCGCTACTTGGATCCCACCGAGAGCAACACGCACGCACCGGGCAAGCACCCCGTCGGCTTCGACGAAATCACCCTTGCCATCGGTACCACGCGGCGCAAGTACAAGCTGCGGGGAATGAAACCTCTTGTACTACCTACTTCCCTTGTGCTTGACCGAGCGGACAAGCGCACTGTTGAGAAGGTACTCAAGGGCTTCGCGATCAAGTTGCACAAGCTCGAGGCTCCTGCCGAGGAGCGGTATGTACTTGGTGTTGTGCTCGAACCGGACGTAATCGATGCAACGCGAGTGCGGGAGCACGTAGTAGATGGAGAGGTTGTTCCCGCCAGCATCGGAGATACGTACAGTGAAGAGGAAGTGCGCAAGGCGTGTCACTTCTGGATGGAGAACTACGCGCAGATCGGATTGCAACACACGCGCGTGATCGGTGGTGTGCCGCAGCGTTACTCGCTCGCGCCATCGCAGGTACGAATCCTCGAGTGTTTCCTCGCACCGATCGACTTCGAGCTCAATGGCGAGATGGTCAAGAAGGGAACGTGGCTTCTTGCTGTGCGTGTGATCGATGATGCGTTGTGGGAAGCTGTCAAGCGCGGTGAGTTGACAGGTTTCTCTATCGGCGCTGAATCCTTCTGGGAGTTGCTTTCGGCTGCGGAATCTGCCAATCTTCCTGTTGCGGGTGCTCAAACAAGTGCAAACTGATCCAGGTTATTGACAATGAGCACAAAACAAGGCAATGTTCGGCGGTTGAAGGGAATCGAGCCGGAGGAAGTTTCGATGGTCGATCGCCCGGCGAACAAAAGGAAGTTCCTGGTCTTCAAGCGGGCCGATGGAACAGAACAGCGGGTGGAACTGATGAGCACGGATACGAAGCTCACGCTCAACAAGGAAACCAAGCAGTCGGTCCTCGCTGCACTCGCGTCGCCGCTCGATCTCCTGACCACGCTCGTCGCCAAGGTCGAGACCGCGCTCGAGACGGACGAGCTTCTTGCTCTTCCGGAGTCGCTCGTCACGGACGCGCTTGGCATCGGGCAGGCTGTCGTGGCCACGGTCGCGCCGAGTCTGCAGCACGAGGTCGAGGCGGCGCAGCAAGCGATCGAACTGGCGAAGTCCGCTGGCACGGGCGCGACGATCATGAAGAACGTGATCGAGGCTGCGAACGCCGCCGCTGCAAAGCTTGAGGAGCCGACTGGCAAGCTGAATGCCGAGACGCTTGCGGTGGTCAAGCGGATTCACGCGGGTCTCTCGGTCCTCAAGGCGCGCTTCCCCGTCTCGCTTACGAAGAGCGAGGACGACCTTCCGGCGCCGGCGCTTGCGCTGCCGTCGGATCTCGGTAAGGCGAGTGGCGTTGCGGCGCGGGTGCTCCGT